ATGACAGGGGGTGGGGGGCCTTTTAGAGACCCCTCCCCCGGTGTCTTTAATGGCTAGGCGTACTTATACGGGGCTGTGCTCGCCCGGAGATCTTCCGGGACATGTTCTAATCGTTCACCATCGCGTGTGATCAGCTCATAGATGTCGATTCCCATCTCTTTGTTGACGTTGATGATCTCTTCGAATATGTCCATGAGCTCAGTTGCCATCATCTCGGGTGTAAAATTATCCGGATTGCGTAGTCCTAAGAGGCGCATGTAATATGCCTCAGTGTTGTATGGATGAGAATAATCCGTGTCAAAAGCTCTCCAATTATCCTCATCAGTAAATGGATTGAATTTGTTGTCCTTTGTGGTGAGTAAAATGTCTTCCGCTTTGATCATCAGATATGATCTCACCCTTTCTCTTCAAGCGCACGATATAGAGCGTCTACAGAAATGCCCAAACTGTTGGCAACTTCCTTTGCAGAATATCCGTTCTTGATGCGCATCTTAGCAGTAGCGAGCTTAGCAGGAGAAATACCTTTCGGTGTCCTTGGTAAAGCACGCTTCTTCAATTTATCAACATCGGTGTTCTTTAATATCTCCTCAAGCTTGGTTCCAGATATAGCGCCAGCCTGAATAGCTTCCCATTGCTTATCAGAAATATCAATATTGGTCTTCTTTGCACCTACACGATATCGCGCTTCATCAAGGCATTGTGATTGTGCTTTTTTCTTTTTATCCGTATCATATTCTAATTCCGGATTATCCGCTTTCTTCATAGCAAATAACTTTGAAGCAAGGGCTTGCGCTTTACGTTCGAGTGGTGCGTTTTGTTTAGCAATGGATAACGCAATATCAAGATCACGAATTTCTTGAGAATATAATTTGCGAGCCACCGTATTAATATGATCAAGATGAATATGAGAAGCTTCTAAGCGAGCACGATTTGCGAGCGCTTTCATGTCGTTTGCATACTCACCATAAACTTTTTCCATTTTTGTGCCAGAAGATAACTCCATAGCATCTGTACGTACGGATCCATCCTTCCGAACATACATTTTCTGTGAGGTCTCTTTGGCTGGAACCTTTTCCCAAATGGCTTTCCCATTTTCATCCAATACCGGTACCTTTTTATGTCGCCCAGTCTTCGGATCAATTATAGGTTGACCGAATTCATCCTTGACTTCAAGCATCTTCTGCTTGGATGACATACGATTGGTAGGAGTAAATAAACGTTCGCCAGTTTTAGGATCAATATAAAAAACCCGGTACTTTCCAGTCTCGGGATCGATCCGTCTTTCTCCAGCTTTTCGTTGTAATATCTCTTGCGGAGATGTTGATCTAGAAATAAGTGTTGATGCGCCGCCTTGCTTTCGCTTCTGGTATTTAAGAAATAGCTGTTCAATATTATTATCGCGCATGGATTGACGCCAATCCAAGTCATGCTTCTCAGCATCAATAACAACCATTGAATGTCGAACAGCTCTAGCAATTTCAGAAGCAGGTGCACCCATAAGAGTCATGTCAGTAATAAGATTGGAAACCAATCCCATTTGCATGCCCTTCTCTTGTGCTGTCATATGGCGAACTTTAGAATTTGGATCGCGTTTATAACGAACACGAAGTTCATCAGCAAATCCATCCAGCTCTTTCAAACTTGGGTGTGTCTTAATATCCCCATTGTTGTTTGGAATAACAAGAACTGTATCACCATCAAAATCAGCACCAGATAACTTCTCAGCAACGCTAGGATGAATACCAACAGCATCGTTCTTAACATCATCATCGCCGCCAGTACCAATAACCTCTTTACCATGCTTGAAATTATTGTTAACAGTTAGCTCTGCAATTTCAAATCGTCCTGCATGAGGAAATCGAATAAGCGCAACACGTTCACCATTCTCATAGTTCGGTGCGTAAATCTCATTCTCTTTCATGTCAGGAAATGGTACAATCAAATGCGTTGCTTGCCTCGGCATAGCAGCTGCTTTTAAATGGCAAGCAGCCGAATCACAATTATCCGCAAAAGAGTTCAGCAGATTCTTGCGTACGGCTGCGTTAGAAATGGACATAATCTCATCAAAATCATCATGTCTCATTCTAGCATCAAGCTTAAGCTGCTTAGTTGCCAGAGGAATTGTCTGTTTAGATAAGAACTGGGAAGGAAGATTTCGACTCCACTCATTCCAAGTTCCCTGTTCGTTAACAATATTAAGCGCAGATAAATGCTCTTTGCCATCTTTGCCTTTGTAATGAACCTGAACAAAACGGAGTTTATCATCGTCCTGATTTATCGAAGCACCAAATGGGTTGTTCGTAATAGGATCGGGTTTCATCCGTTTAAATACAGTTTCAACATTCTTGTCGTCACTCTTCAGTGGCATTGTTGAAGGCTTGCTAACATTGTAACGAATATCAATTCCTTTAGGAAGGTTGTCGTTGTAAACGGCTACGCCTTTCAAATAATGCGTACCATCAACAGCAATACGAACTTGTGCATAGTGGTTGCGGCCTAAATTTAAGTCTTCGCATCCTCTGCGAATTTCAATTAAGCCGTCCCTATCTTTGCCGTAAGTTCCATCAGGAAGTTTCTGATCACCAAAAACAACCTGAACACGCTTAGAGTCAACAGAAACAGGAGTCTCAAGCTTGTGCGGATTATCATAATCCCGATTCTCAAAATGATAGTTCGGAAAATTAATGTTTGCTTCACGTTTGGCTTGCTCTACTTCAGCCCAAGGAGTTCCCTTTTTGCATAAAACCTTCAACGTTGTAGGTTTGCCTGTTCCCATCTGCTTCTGAAAATGCTGTTGAATCTCGTAACCTTCCTCGGCTAATAACGAAACCGCATGCCTTAACTTGTCTTTGCTACAACCCATATATGTCTCGCTGCCATGCCCAACATCAATATACTTCTGATCTTTAACAGCATCTTTCAGAACATCAGCAACAGCTCGAACAGAAGAAATCTTGTGTTGATTCTCTCTGCGCAATACGTTACCAACGGTTGTGTCGGGAATTTGCAGCTGCCTGGCAATCGCAGAATTGTTGTAACCTTTGTCATGCAGTTTATATATCATTGAGTCTCTGTACTTCGTAGCATTCTCGCCAGCAATATCAATCTTCGCACGAAGCTGTGTCGTGGAAATACCCATTGACTTGGCAATCTCGGTGTTAGTCATGCCACGCTTACGAAGCTTACTCAAATTCTTCTGGAACATCTCATCGCCTTGATATGGATTCTCGCCGCTTCCCCAAGGATATCGCCCTGAGTGTCTCGGTGTGCCATAGTGTTCAAGGTCATCAATTTGCTCCATCTCTGCAAAAATACGTGGGTCCAAAACCTGGCTTTTCATAGATCATTCCTCCACTCTGATTTTTTCGATCTTCCCGTCAAAGACGATGATCGTCTGCATTATACGCTTAATATCATCGCCGAGCGGCGAGTGAACCAGGACTTCATTGTTCTGGTAAATACGCAGCTCCATACCGATGTCTTTCGGCTGCATGTGGTACTCCAAACAAAAAAGAGCAGCATAGATCTCGAGCTGCTCCATGTGGGCCGGAGTGACACCGGTCTTTAGGTCATGAATTCTCAGAAAATGATTCTTTTCATTGAATGAAATTGCATCGGCTGTTCCGAAACAATTTCTCGAAAAATAGAGAGGTTGTTCTGGTGTAAGTCGGTAAGATATAGCATCATTAACATACATGTTAAGAGTGCTCTTACTTTTAGGAAGCTTAACACCAAGTCGAATAAGACTACAGGCAAGTTCGTGTAATTCAGTTCCCTTCTGAACCGCCAGGGAGTTCAGATATGCCTGAATTAACTTGTCTTCATCATAGTTCAGCCAATGATACTTACTCGCACCCAGAAATGCGTGTTGACCGATCAACTCTGAATGTTTGTTGAAGTTCATTCATTACCTCTTCTCTGTTTTCAGGACAAATAAAACTTGCATAGCTCATGTTCTTCAGCTTGTCAACGTAATATGATTGATTAGGCTGTTTATGAGCATCACTCTTGCGTTTGCACTCAAGGGCTGCCCACCTTTCATTGTGAAGAATCAGGAGGTCCGGAAAGCCTTGCAGATATGATGCATCGTTCTTAAGCACAACGCATCCTGGAAATGCCGCCTTAATGTCGCGGATCAATTGCGCCTGGAATTGATTTTCTTTTATCATGCAAGTCCATGTCCTTTCCGAACCTCCTGACCAGAAAGGAGGTGTCTCATTATGGTCCCAACCATGAAAGACCACAAAGAAAAAGAGAGGAAAATGTGTTACATTCTCTCCCTCTCTATAATAGGCCTTGTTTTTTTTGGGGACATTGTCTCAAACCTAAAATTGTGCAAAATCGCGTTCGTTGAAATTCTTCTTTGCCCTGAGGGCCCTTGCTATGGCCATGTCGATCTTCGACCTACTAGTGAGGTGATAGTAATATAGTGTCGTGTATGGCGTGTTCATTCTGTCGATTCGTCCTGCTGCTTGGACCATCTGCTTGTAGGAATATGACTGCGAGTAGAAGATGATGGTATCTGCTGTTGTGCAGTTCCATCCTTCTGCTCCTGCGTTGTACTGGACAAGATATGCCCATCTGTCTCCTTTAGGTAAGTCATCATGTTTGTGACCATTCCATTCACGAACAGTTGTCTTAATCTTTTGTAAAGCCTCGAGTTCGTAGTCAAAGTTATAGAAAATGATTGCACGCCGTTTCTCTCCAAGAATTGTTTCAACGGCATCAATTCTACTGGAATCTTCATTAGCAATTCTCCTCAGGCATCTGCATAAATCACCGGCATCACGAAGCGGTTCGTCAGTAAATGGATTCCATCGCCTTCGAATAACATCTCTGCTCTTTGCCTCGTCGTACGGAAGATACAGATTAATATGCTTCTGTTCCGTGTGTTTCACAAATGGCATGTTCACCAGAACAGTTCTTCGTTGCTTCGCTAACTCTCCAACGTCGAAATATCCATCCACCTTCGGATACTTGCTCCATCTAGCCCAGATCACATGCTGCTGTGTAAAATCGCTGCGCGATCTGTAATATCCGTTTGCGATGAATACCGGTACATACTCCATCCAGGTGTCACCGGGAGTGGCAGTTAACAATATCCACCTGTTCTGCTTTGCAATCTTAAGAAATGACTTTACCCATGCTCCGCTACCTACAACACGCTGCTCATCAAAAATGAAGAAAGCTCCTTTCTCTGCAATATACTTGTGGATGTTGTTCCAGCTATCGATCACAGGCTTCAGTCCGAATATGTCAGCCTCTTCCTGCCACTCTCCAGTATCGCGCTTACGCGCAGTTGTGATGATAAATAACTTTGTCTTCAGTTTCCGTCGAAGCGGAGAGAGGGAGCCCTGGCACTCTTTTACCCAGAAATATGCCAGGGACGTCCGACTCTTCCCGCTTCCGACTCCTCCGCACAATATGCTTCCGCTATGCAACTTTTCCATAGCTTCCGCCTGGTGCGGATATAAGTCTACGCGTTTCATTACACACCAGCGTTCGCCATCTCATACCCAGCGTACTTACCGCCGAAATCATTTACGCTCTGCAGCGTCGCCCACAGGTTCTTCAAATATCCTTTCTTGCTACCGGCTACGCCGCGTCCATGCTCAAACGGATGAATCTCCAGGTCCATGTTAACGATCATATCCTGGTCCAGCTTCTTGTACTGTTCAGGCTGCAGCATCGTCATGGTCTTCTTGCCCATGAATTCACTCAGCAAATAAAGCTTGGGCGGATACTGGCTGTTCTCATTCACAACGATCTCAGTATGATAAATAGTCTCGCCCTCATCGAACTGACGCTCTTTAACATTCCATCCATCCTGCTTCAGAATATCAGCCCACTCTTTCGGAAGGCACAGACTAAATGTGCGCTTACCGCCCTGCGGATTAAAGTTGGTAGGATTACCACCAAAGTTCCTGAAAATAACAACAGCGTTCTCAACGCGCAGGTTTCCATCCACCATACGGGTAATAACGGATTCGTTAGCTTTACGTGCAACATCAGTGTAACTCATAATTGTTTACTCCTTTTTCTTCTTTCATAATATAAGGGCCATCGAACGGAATACCCTCGACGAACCCTTCAAAATTACCAAACTTTTCAATTGTCTCCACGGCCACGCTTGCAAGGTCACGGAAATAGCTCATGTCAATATACTGTTCATACTTCAGCTCAGAGACTTTATACTCTTCCATCCATCGCCATCCTTTGCTACCGGCAACACTGGAATATGATCCGTCTGTTCCCTTTCGCATCAGCAGGCCTCCGCCTTTACCTGGTATGATCGGACAGAATAACCCAACTCTTCCGACGAACTGATAGTTATGGCCTTTAGCAATTAAACCTAACAATTCATCTCGTCTGGAAATAAGTTCCGGATCATCTGAGTCTTTGAGCTTCTTAACAACCTTTGCTAACTCTTTTTCATACGGTTCAACGTCCTCCATCCCTTCGTTCATGTCCAGCCAAATATATGTCTTCACAGCACGCTGTTCGCAAAGATCTGTAAAGTTAACTTTTTCTTTGCTGAATAACGTCTTGAACACAAATGGATGCTGGAACTGTGCCCCGGTAGCGGTCCAATGTCCTGCTTCTTCGCCATTCTCAGGATCGTCTGAGCACTTGGCAATATAAACAGCGTCATTAACCAGACAGATCCGGTCATATATGCTCTCCACCTCAAAGTTGTAACCCCACTGCTTTCCATAGTCTAATATGAACTGCTCTACAGTAGGAGTGGGCTCCTCGATCTTGATGGAGTCTGTCTTAATATGTACAACCTTTGCGCCCATGGCCTGAACCTTAAGACGCAAAGTTTCCATAAATAAAGCCCCGCGTTTCGCGACCCAGTTGTCGATATTGCGGGGGTCCTTGAATTTGTTCTGGAACCTGGCTGCAGTCAATCCGTACACAGAATTTATGACTATCTTCAGTGCAAACGCCAACGCCTTTGCCTGCGCAGGATCATTCAAATATTTCCCTAACTCTGGATTCAACCGCTTGACTTTATCGAAGTCCTTATGCTTGATCGCAATCCGAATATCCATCAACTGCTTAAACCGCTCAGTATATGGACCGAAGCCATTCTCTGCAATTATGGATGATGGATGCATACTCGCAACGTCGAAAGTCTTGACATGATAATACATTCCAGGCTCAGCATATACGCGTCCACCTTCTCCGATTAACACACCATTGTAATAACTCTTCCCACATTCGAATTTATAGCCGGGAAACTTCGCTGCTAGGTTCGGATAAACAAACTCGTGCCATGGCTCCTTGACGTTCCCGAAGATATACTTCGCGCTAAGCTGATTCGTTGTGGTGATCAGCGGCATGTCGGTCAGTTCGCACATGATCTCACGCGCTTTAAAATCCTCTTGAGTGGCATTCCATACAGCTTCCGTCGCAATAACATCGTGCGCACAATATTCAGCAAGCGTAGGCCAAAGCTCTTCCGGAATTTCTTCGTTCCAGTCCACATTCATCTCCATGTGGGAATTTGGCGGAAGTTTTCCTTCCTGTTCGAGCTGGCACTCCCACTTCTTGAGGCTCTGCTTGTTCGTCGAGTAATCGAAAATATCGACCTCAAACACATGCTCGGCATCTCTGCTGAAATTGTTCCGCTTGTCGTCTGCAATAATATCGTGACTCAGCTGCCAACAATCCAATAAGCTATAACCAATATACCGTGCATACAGAATCGGACCGTCATAGCTCCTGCAGTTAAACCCTACAAGCCTCATCTTAAATAATGGCTCGAGGTCTACAGGATTCGGGTTGAACATAAATACAACCTTCTTGTCCGGGCCTTCCTCTTTATATGCCACCAGCAATAAGTTCTTAGCCACTTCAATATCACAGAACACAAACGGCGCATCAGGATCGATGTTCGGAATAAATACCTTCTGTTCGTTCGGAAGATCATCCGGATCAGCACTCGCTCTCGGAGGCTCAGGCCAGATCATCTTCATACCAAAATACTTCTTGATACACGCATCCTTGTTGTGGCTGGACGAGGCTGCGAAGGAATATATTGCATTATCCAAGTCGGAAATATCGTACGCAATTCCCTTCTCCTGTGCTTCGATCAGCTGCGCTTCAATATAATTAATACATGTTGTCGTGAAACCTGGTTCGATCTCTTTACGCAGAGCCTTCAACACTCTTGTCCGTAAATGCTTGGCATCTTTCAGTGCATTGTCGTTGATCACTTTCTTCTTTCTCATCGGCAACCCACTGGAAATATGCGCAATTGGCAAATTATTACACTTGCTTAGCCTCCGCCTAAGTGCCGAGTTTCCGATAGATACCTTACACTCGATACCTTCTTCAATAACTCGAGCCAAGTCATCAGGATTTCCATCATAATAATATGTCAGGTGAATCCCCTGACCACCTTTCGACAACTCTGCATATGTCTGCGGATATGCACTCGCTGCCTTGGCATTCAGCAGGAAATCCTTCTCGCCCTTCTCGTTCTTCTTGTCGAAGTCCAGGTGTATCATCAGTTCCGGACACTGTACAAAATGCGTCAGGTGTGTATCCAAATCCCGAAGCTTTGTCTGGCAATCTTTCCAATATATAGATGGCTTTGCATCCCCGTACTGGGCGGCGCAATTTGCCAGCTCCTCGTCCAACAATGAGGAAATATTCTCCTTCAGATCCAACCACTCCGGGACATTCCATTCGGTTGCCTCCTCCTTTCTCTGTGGTTTAGGTTCTTCGGCCTGAAACTTCTTCATCTTAAGACCAGAAAACCAGTTACGAACCTGCCTTCCGTTGACATATGGGCGCTCTTCATAACTATCAAAATAATTCTTCGCTTCGTCTTCTACAACGAAACGTTTCAACGGATACTCAACACCACTGTCATTGCACCAGGTTTTATACATGTTCCAGAGTTCATTAATAGTAACTCCGCCCTGCTGAATAAATACTTCCAGATGATCCTTCATAAAGTTGAAGAAATGATCTGTACGCTGCATCATTCTGGTCGGGCGATAGCTGCTATAATAACTCTTTCCCATCTTCTTATATACGCCTAAACAGTGATATGCGATTGCACCCAGTTCATAGTCCATCTTGTCAACCAGTGCTTCGTATCGCTCTTCGGGTAATATAAGATTACCAGTAGGCTCAACATCAATCAGCCTTCGAATAACGCCACTCTTAGAATCTGTAATCTTTACAGGCTCATTGGTGCCCATGAATATGAAACAGCTGGCAGATGCTTCATACAGATTCTTAAACTTCTCATTAATCTGCAGTGTGTCATGGCTGACGATCTGGTTTAATATGGTGTTGTCCTCAATCTTGCTGAGCTTACTGTCCTGGTCAATACCAACAAGTGGAGCTTTAGAAAATGGTTCAAGGGCAAAACCAACATTATTGCCAACAAGCGCCTTGGCATTTAGCTTTGCACAATATCCAGTCTTCTTGTACCCGCCAAATAAGTTCTCAACAAGTTTCATTATTGTGCTTTTACCGCTTCCCTGCGGACCATAAAATACAATAAACTTCTGAATCTTTTTACTGTCTCCGGCGATGATGCTTCCTATTGCCCATTCGAATTTGGCTCGTTCTTCAGGAGAATATAATGTTGATGCTATCTCCTCATAGGCACTCATATCACCTTCTCGAATAGAATATGGCAATCTTTTAGAAGCATAATCGGTTCGCTTTACAACGGTGTCCTGAAAAGTAAGTTTCTCGTCCAGCTGATGATAATCGTCCGGAAGACTCTTTACAAATTTTGTAAACTTTGTCCAGGATCCTGTTGAGAAATCACGAATAGTTTTTACGTCGATTCTAGATGGATCAATCATGGGATTCTTCTTCAACTCTTCATATTTATTCCAAAGCTCTTTGTCGATCAGCTTCTGAACAAATCTCGGATTACGAATCCACATGTTTGTTTTGTCGTCAAAGACAGCATAAAAATCATTACCTCGGATCATAAGATCCTTAGTTTCTTCTTCTACGAAAAAATCAGGATAGATTTCTATGCTTCCATCTTTATGCTTCCGGACTTTTATCGCACAAAAATCCATTAGATGATGAATGCCTCCTTTCCGCTAAAATTTTGCCAAAATTTCCGTTAAGTCAATTAGACAGTTTATTTTTCATATTTATATATATTTAAAATTTCATTTTCATATTAAATAGTAAACAAAACTGTCTAATTGACTTAAAATGGCTGGAACCGTTGATTTATAAGGGTTTTTCGTAAGTCAGTTTGTAAGTCAGTTTTGTATTTTAAGTCAGTTTTTTTGACTTAAACCCTCAAAATCC